CTGATCTTAACGAGACTTCTTTGGAAGCCGCCGTTATCCAGATCGCTGGTTGGACAGACGAGCGTGGTCTTCTCATCGCCGCCAAGCCTAGGAAGCTGGTAATTCCACCTGCTCTTCAGTTCGTTGCAACTCGTTTGCTCGAAACAGAAGGTCGTGTGGGCACTGCGGATAACGACCTTAATGCGATTCGCAATAACGGTTCTATCCCAGAGGGTTACACTGTTAACCATTACCTGACTGATACTGACGCTTGGTTCTTGATGACTGACGTTCCCAACGGCCTCAAGCACTTTGTCCGTACACCAATGTCTACATCTATGGATGCTGACTTTGATACTGGCAACAGTCGCTACAAGGCTCGTGAGCGTTACTCGTTCGGCGTGTCAGACCCATTAGGCATTTTCGGTTCGCCCGGAGCTTAATGATTAGAGGGGGGCATTCGTTGCCCCCTTTCTTTTTGTATGGTATAAAAATTAATCCCTGACAGTTACATTCCGTAACTGACACTAGCCGAGACAGGAGATTCACATGGCTAATACTACTTTCCAAGGTCCAGTCCGTTCGGAGAATGGCTTCAAGGACATCACTAAAGCCGCTAGCACTGGCACAGTAACTGAGAACATCTCTATTACTCATGACGGTACTAATAGCGTAATCATCTTCAAAGACCTTCCAACGTCTGATCCATCTGTTGCAGGTCAACTGTATAGCAACTCAGGTGTTCTGACTGTATCTGCTGGATAAGGAGTGAACAATGCCTAGATCAGATGTTCAGTCTAAACGTGTCACGGGCACAGGATCTTTAGGTGTTGGCCCTGCACGTATAAGGCAGATCCAAATACTATCAACTTCTGGTAGTCCACGACTCACTGTCACTGATGGTAGTGGTGGGAGCACTGTGTTAGATCTGGATTTTGCGGCTTCTGACTCTCATTCCGTCAACATTCCTGATGATGGTATACGGTGTCAGTCAGACGTATTTATAAGTGCGCTAACAAACATCACTGCCATTACAGTATTTTATGGATAAATACGATGCGGGCTTACTACAAGAAAGGCGGCTCGGTTAAAAAAAGCCCTGCGTGGACGCGCAAGGAAGGCAAGAGCGAGTCAGGCGGGCTTAACAAAAAAGGGGTTGAAAGCTACCGCCGGGAAAATCCCGGCAGTAAACTCAAAACTGCGGTAACAACTAAACCTAGTAAGTTGAAAAAAGGTTCTAAGGCCGCTAAACGACGAAAGTCTTTTTGTGCTCGTATGAAAGGCATGAAGAAACGTAATACTAGCGCAAAGACAGCTAATGACCCTAATAGCCGCATAAACAAAAGTTTGCGGAAATGGAATTGCTAATGGCGTTTTTACAATCAAACATTCCTTATTTTAAATGTTGGGTTCGTAGAGAATATACCCACAACCACACGGCGTATCATGGCGATTTTTTGCATGCTATGGCTATAGCTGTCACCACAGTACCTAATCGCTGTTTATCATTTCAGGTTCTATTCACTGGTTGTGAAACTGATGATACTGACGAGCCTAATGTTCACGGCGGTGCGATGTGGGCTAGGATGCCGATTACAGCGCTTGTAGGAGACACACCTTTCCAAGAATGGCCTGAACCTATGCCGGTTTGGGCGGCTCAACCGTGGGATTGTGCGTCTCACACACACAGCGTTTACGTATTAGATAGATGCACTCCATGTCCTTGGATGGCAAAAATTGATGGTAAGTTTTATCCAGCAAAATATTACTTCACGGTGGATTATACAGAGTCTGAAATTGCTGATGATCCAGCACAGCATAAACAAGCACATGTGCTTGAGTTACTAGATGCAGGGCAGTGGACAGGAAATATTGTAGCTTTACCTAACAACAGAGTTCGGGTATCACATCCCGCATGGTTTGAAATGGGTGAGGGTGCTCCAGACTTCTTACCTTCACAACATATTCACTACAGTAAGTCTGATCTAGACTATACGTTAGATGTAAATCAAGTTTTTGATAATCTCTACGCGGAGGGAGATAACGATGGCTAAGATGCCCATGAAAAAAGGTCCAGACGGTAAAATGGTTCCAACGTTTGCTATGGACGGTGAAGGTGCTAACGACCTGTCAAAGACCAAAAAACTGAAAGGCGGTAAAATGGTCAAAAAACTGAAAGCTGGTGGCGGACCAATACCACCTAAGAAAAAGGGTTATTCCAAAGGTAAAATGGTTCTTGACCCTGAAGAGATGAAGAAGAAAAAGAAAAAAGCAAAAATGAAAAAGAAAGGTCGTAGCAGAGCTATGGATGCTGTGACAGGCACTGGCCCAGCCGCCCCACGCAGAATGGGTATGAAAGGTGGTGGTATGGCTAAAAAAGGCAGAGCTAAAGGCGGTAAAAAAGGTGGCAAGGTACGAGGCTCTGGTATAGCTCGTAAAGGCGTTCGTCCAGCTAAGATTATCTGATGCGACGTTATTATAAATCGGGCGGTAAAATATGCCCTAAAGGTAAAGCGTGGGCAAAGCGCACCTTTGATACCTATCCATCTGCTTATGCAAATATGGCGGCGTCAAAGTATTGTAAAGACCCTAACTATGCTAAGGGCGCTAAAGGCAAGAAAAAGGCAAAAAAGTAATGGGTGAGTTGAAGAAGTGGCGTGACCAAGAGTGGGTTCGCATCGGCACGGATGGCGAAATCAAAGGTCCGTGCGGCACTTCTAAAGACAAGAAGAACCCTGATCGATGTTTGCCAAAGAGTAAGGCCCAAAGCCTATCTAAATCTGAACGTGCTTCTACAGCCAAAAAGAAGAAGCGTGAAGGTAAGAAGGGTAAGACGGTGGTCAAGAACACCAAGCAAGCCGAGGTAAAATTTAGTGGTGGTGGACTTGCTCGTCGTAAGCGATCTATAGCTCGCGGTTGTGGGGTTGTTATGAATAATAGGCGTAAGAAAACGTTGTATACGTAAGGAGAAAAGCGATGGAAGTTTTTCAAAATGGAAGGTTCTCTACAGGTGAGCCAGTATATCAAATAGGCACTAAGCAAGAAGATGGTTCGTATGTAGTGGCTGTCTTTGATCTTATGACTCAAGAGCAAGCGGAAGCCAAGTTAGAGGCGATGGGAGTTAAAAAACCTGCTCCAAAGAAACCGGCGGCTAAAAAAGCTCCAGCTAAAAAGAAGCCTGCGAGTAAGAAGTAATGACAACTTCAGGTACCACAGCATTCAATATGGACTTCACGGAGATCGCTGAAGAAGCGTGGGAACGTGCTGGTCGTGAGATGCGTTCTGGATACGACCTCCGCACTGCCCGTCGTTCCATGAACTTGATGACTATTGAGTGGCAAAACCGTGGAATTAATCTGTGGACCATTGACGAAGGTACTATCAGCCTTACGGCTGGAACGTCTGAGTACAATCTACCGGCTGATACTATTGATTTACTCGAACAAGTCATACGTACTAACGCTGGTAATCAATCGACACAATCCGACCTTACGATAAGTCGTATTAGCGTAAGCACTTACGCATCTATACCAAACAAGTTAACGCGAGGCAGGCCAATTCAAGTGTGGATTGAGCGACTTCGTGACAATCCCACAATCAACGTCTGGCCTGTTCCAGATTCAAACGAGTACACATTCAAGTATTACAGGCTACGGCGCATTCAAGACGCGGGTAACGGTGCTGAAACCGCAGATATGAATTTTAGATTCTTTCCGTGTCTTGTTGCGGGTCTGGCATATCACATAGCCATGAAAGTGCCCGAGCTTGCTGAACGCTTACCTATGCTTAAGCAAGCGTACGAAGAGCAGTTTGCTCTGGCGGCGGCTGAAGACAGAGAAAAAACACCAGCTCGTTTTGTTCCTCGCGCTATGAGAATCTGAGATGGGCAATCGATTTGCGTCAAGTCAGAAAGCGCTCGGCGTATGCGATGTATGTGGCTTTACGTACAAACTGCGTGAGCTACGTAATGTTTACAAGAAAGGACGTGATACAAACATTAAATCATGTCCTGAATGTTGGGATGGAGATCACCCTCAGCTAAAGCTGGGAGAGTTTCCTGTTAATGACCCACAAGCGCTACGTGATCCACGTCCTGATTCTAATCAGTATGCGGCTAGTAGAGCGTTGATAGAACCAGTCAAGCCGGTTGTCGGTACTGGATTTATAGGGCAAGCTGTAGTTCAGATTTCGTAGGAGTTATGACATGGCAAAGGCGAAAGTAAAAAAAGTCATTAAAGGCTTAGAAAAAGCAAGTAAAATGCACAAAAAACAAGCTAACACCTTAAAAACAGTTAAATTTAACAAGGGTGGGGGTGTTAAAGTTCGGGGTACTGGCGCGGCTACAAAAGGACTTCACGCTCGCGGTCCTATGGGATAAAGCATGAACTATACCGAGCTGAAAACTAATATTGAGGACATCACTGAAAATACGTTCACTGATGCACAGCTCGCTATGTTTACAGAACAGGCTGAACAGAAAATTTATAACACTGTTCAGATTCCCGCGCTTCGTAAGAACGTTACGGGCACATTAACTGCGAGTAATAAATATCTAGCCACACCTGCTGATTATCTGTATACCTATAGTTTAGCGGTTGTAGACGGTAGCGGTAATTACCATTTCTTGTTAAACAAGGATGTAAATTTTATTCGTGAAGCGTATCCAGTACAGACTACTACAGGCTTGCCTAAACACTACGCTAACTTTGATGATGATAGCTTTATTGTGGGACCAACTCCTGATAGCGGGTATACAATGGAGCTTCACTACGGGTATTACCCTGAGTCCATAGTAACGGCGGGTACTACGTGGTTAGGCGAAGAGTTTGATTCTGCGCTTTTGAACGGAGCGTTGGTGGAAGCCCTGCGTTTCATGAAAGGTGAGCCAGACCTCGTACAGATGTACGAGCGCATGTACGTACAGTCGCTGAAGTTACTCAAAAACCTTGGTGATGGTAAACTTCGCGGTGATACTTATCGTTCAGGACAACCTCAGATATCTGTAACTTAGGGGATAGAAGATGGCAATTACTCAAGCAATGTGCACGTCATTCAAGAAAGCGCTTCTTGATGGCGAAATGGATTTTAGTTCAGACACGTCGGCAACATTTAAAATAGCGTTGTTTACTTCGTCTGCAACACTTGGAGCGTCTACAACGGCGTATGCAACAACAAACGAAGTTTCAGGCACTGGGTATACAGCGGGTGGTAACACGTTAACTGTTGTGGCTCCCACAACGTCTGGAACCACTGCATTCCTAGACTTCGCAGACACAACGTGGTCTACCGCTACAATCACCGCACGGGGAGCATTGATTTATAAGTCTGGTGGTGGCAACCCTGCTGTTGCTGTCCTTGATTTTGGTGCAGATAAAACGTCTACCGCTGGCGACTTTCAGATCCAGTTCCCTACAGCCGACGCGAGTAACGCCATTATTCGGATAGCGTAATGCCCTCCTCTGTCACGTATACAGGGTGGGGTTCTACCGCTTGGGGCCAAGGCTCTTGGGGTACGGATCTCATCATTGTAAGCGTCGATGGAGTAGGAGCTACCGGCGCAGTTGGCACCGTTGTTGTCGCCGCTGATGCCGATGTAAGTGTTACTGGATTAGAAGCTACTAGCGCACTTGGTAATGTTACCGTTACTGGTGCGGCTACAGTTCAACCATCAGGGCTTGAAGCCACTGGTGGTATAGGAAACGTTCTTGTTGTTGCCGACGCTAACGTTGGCGTTACCGGTGTTGCCGGTACTTCCGCTTTAGGTTCCGTCACCGTCGCCGCTGATGCAAATGTCAGCGTTACGGGTCTTTCTGCTACGTCTGCGCTTGGTACAGTCGTTGTTGTCGCTGATGCAAATGTCAGTGTCACAGGAGAAGAAGCTACCACAGCCCTTGGTTCTGTCACCGTCATAGGTGATGCGAATGTATTCCCAACCGGCGTTGAGTCTACAGGTGCGGTAGGCACTGTCAGCGTCTCAGGTGATGCAAATCTCACAGTTACTGGCGTTGCAGGTACGACAGCACTTGGCACGGTTGTTGTCGCCGCTGATGCTATCGTCTCTCCGTCAGGTCTTGAGGCTACTACAGGTCTTGGTTCTGTCACCGTCACAGGTAATGCGAATGTATCCCCAGCGGGTCTCGAAGCTACTAGCGCTCTTGGAACAGTCTTTGTTGTCGCTGACGCTAATGTAAGCGTCTCAGGAGAAGAAGCTACTACGTCTCTTGGCGCTGTCGCTGTAACCGGTGATGCCGTTATAACCCCGTCAGGTCTTGAAGCGACCGGCGCAATTGGAACTGTACACGTTGCGGTCGTTGTTGATGTTATAGTTACGGGAGTTGAAAGTACCGTAAGTTTAGGTACAGTAACTGTTACTGCTGGAGCAACTGCACTCCCAACAGGCGTAGAAGCCTCGAGTGCAGTCGGAAACGTGTTCATCTGGGGTGAAATACCTACAGATCAGACACCAGACTGGCAAGCGATTTCTGACGGACAAACGCCAACTTGGGGTAACATATCATCAGGCCAAACCCCAAATTGGCAGAACATTACAGATACGCAGAGTCCTTCTTGGGGTAATCTGGATACAGGCCAGACACCAAACTGGGACGATATAGCCGCTTGAGGACAAGAGAATGGCAACACAGTACACCAGCATACTTAAACTAGCGCTTCCCGTACAAGGCGAGCTTAGTGGTACTTGGGGCGATGTTGTAAACGACAACATCACTTCGATGGTAGAAGAAGCTATCGCAGGCCGCAAAGTTATCAATACATGGACCGCTAACTCTCACACACTGACCACCGCCGATGGCACGACTTCTGAGTCTCGTGCGGCGATCCTTACTCTGACTGACACTGGCACAGCGTTGACTGGTGCAGGCACAGTTATTTGTCCAGCGGCGTCTAAAATTTACATCGTTGAGAACGGTACAGGCCAGACAATTACTGTCAAAACATCTTCTGGCACGGGTATTGCTGTCCCCAATACTAAGAATATGGTGGTCTTTTGTGACGGCACAAACGTCGAAGAAGGCATTACAAACATTAACAGCCTTACACTTAACGGCGACGGCGCTACCGTTTCAAGTATCAAAGATGAAGACAATATGGCGTCTAACAGCGCCACAGCACTCGCCACCCAGCAGTCGATTAAAGCGTATGTAGATTCTCAAGTTGCTACAGCAGACACACTGGCTGAGATTCTAGCCAACGGCAATACAACAGGCGGTGCAAACATTGTCTTTGGTGACAGCGCAAGCGTATCCGATGATCGCTTAGTATTCGGCGCTGGCAGTGACCTACAAATCTACCACTCAGGCACTCATAGCTATATTGATGATGCTGGTACTGGAAACCTTACGCTTCGTGGTAATGCGTCAATTAGGTTTGAGAAGTACGAAGGCGAGATACTAGCTGACTTTGCGGCAGACGGTGCTGTCTCTCTGTACCACGACAACTCAGCTAAATTTGCCACAACCTCCACAGGCATAGATGTCACAGGTGTCATCACCACAGACGGTATGACTACTTCTGCTGACATCAACTTTGGCGACAATGATAAGGCTGTGTTTGGTGCTGGTAATGACCTGCAAATTTATCATTCAGGTTTACACAGCTTTATAACTGACTCAGGCACTGGTGATTTACTCATCGGGGCATCAAGCAACATTGCTTTAATGAATGCGGCGTTTAGTGAAAACAAGTTGTTAGCTACTACTGATGGCGCACTTAAACTTTACTACGATGGGAATCAACGTCTTGCCACAACCTCCACAGGCGTTGACATGACTGGCAATGTTCTGGCGTCTGACAGCTTTGAGATAGATAGTGGAAGCTCTGGTTTCTTGGTGGGTGGCGGTCAAACAGGCACTACCGCAATCGGCAAGCTACATAATTCTTCGGGCGTTTTAACGCTAGATACTGACGGATCGCGTTCTATTCAGTTCTCTACTGGCGGCTCTGCAATGATGCGGGTTGATGGTGCCGGAAATGGAGTAATTATTAACGAAGACAGCAACGACCAAGACTTCCGCGTTGAGTCTAACAGTAATACTCATATGATCTTCGTCGATGGTGGCAACGACCATGTAAACATCGGCACCAGCACTGACCTAACAGGCGTCTTTAATGTAGACGGAAATGTAGGCTTGTCGGGCGCGGGGACGGGAAGTAGGTATATAGCCCTGTTAGCAGAAACTAATACTTACGCAGGCAGGTTAGTGCTTCAAGCGGGTGGAGGCTCTGCGGCGTATGGCGGCTCTATAGTCATGTACGGACACTCACACGCCTCAAACGGTGGTGATGTTGTTCTTGGCATTTCTGCTGGCTCTGGAGGTCAGTTCCGCGTTCATAATAATGGCGTGGATACGGGTGCAGACCTACTAACGATTGGAGAAAATGGTGATTTTGTAACCTTCCCTGCCGCAAATAACGCGGCGGTATTCAACCAATCGGGCGTTGACGCTGACTTCCGCGTTGAGTCTTCTGGCAACGCTAATATGCTGTTTGTTGATGCTTCGATAGATTCGGTCGGTATAGGCACTGGCTCGCCAAGCTCAACTTTTGCCTTAGACATCGCGGGCGCTGTTAGAAGCGCCGGTAATGCTCCGGGGTACACGTTGTTGGAAAGTGATGCTTCAAACCAGCAATGGATTCTTGGTAGTTATGGCGGAACTTTGGCGCTAAGAGACGTGACTGGGTCTACATTTCCTTTCCAAATCACGACAGGTGCGCCAACAAATTCAATTCTGATACAAAGCGGTGGCGTCACGGTCAATGATAATTCTGCCGACCAAGACTTCCGCGTTGAGTCTGACAGCAACACCCACATGCTGTTTGTTGATGCAAGTCAAAATGCAGTAGGCATTAATGACAGCGCTCCAAGTGGTGTAAGGTTGACTGTTCTTGGTGTAGATACTGCGGCAGTTGCTTGGGGTGATACTTCTAAAAGAGGCTTCTTATCTTTTGATGGAAGCGGTAACCCCATTGTTCGAGCAGGCAGTGGCTTAGGGTTAAAGATTCAAAGCAATAGTACGCGAGATGTGGCGACGTTTGGAACCAGTGAAACCGTTTTCAATGAACCCGGAAATAATCAAGACTTCCGCGTTGAGTCTGATTCTTCGACAAATATGTTTGTGGTCGATGCCGCAGAAAACAAAGTCGGCATCAACAGATCGCCCAACATTAGCAACTCTAAGCTAGAAGTAGGTGGCGCTGATAACGTGCCAATCTTTAACGTAGAAGCAAGTGGTCATACAGGCGGATTAGGTATTGGTGCGGCTGGACTACAGCTATTCCACGGCTCGTCTTCAAAGGTGCTTATCGCTTCTGGTGGGATGGTGATCAACGAAGACAGTGCTGATTTTGATTTCCGCGTTGAGTCTAACAACAACGCTAATATGCTGTTTGTTGAAGGAGGAACAGATCGGGTTGGAATAGGTACAAACGATCCTCAAGAAATGTTCTATTTGCGCTCAAGTGGCTCTGACGCTCGACTTGGTATAGACGCTCCTACAGGATTCGACGCGGAAATTAAGTTTTCTAATAACGCGACTGTTGAGTACACCATTGGTCATGACGATGCGAATGACAACTTTGTTATAGGTACGGTTAATGTCGATACTCCTGCGGTCACAGTCAACAAAAGCGGGTATGCCGGTTTCGGTGGTAATACAAACCCACTTGTAAATATCCACAGCAAAAGCACCAGCACAGGCGAACAGCTACGTTTAGAAAGCACTGACTCTGGCGGCGCTTACAGCCCGATTATGGGCTTGCATAGAAACTCCTCAAGCCCAGCAGACAATGATGGCTTAGGACAAATTAATTTTTATGGCGAAGATACCGGAAGTAACATAACTACCTATGCCAGCATTTCTGCAATTGCCCACGACGTTTCTAATGGCACCGAAGATGGTCGTTTGGTTATCCAAACACAAGGTGATGGAAGTGATAGAAACCGTGTAGACATTAGAGCAGATTCTTTAAATATTAATGAAGACGGCCAAGATACGGACTTCCGCGTTGAGTCTGACAACAACGCTAATATGCTCTTTGTTGATGCTGGAAATGACCGAATTGGCATACGCACAAACGCACCTGAAAGAGAATTAGAAATATCCTTGCCTACTACCACGACAACGCTAGGCGAAAAAGGTGGAATACAGTTTAAGGCAGATTCTTCTACCGCAGGAAACGGCGGCGAAATCACTTGGCAGGCGGGTTCTGGCGACACTGAGCGATGGTGTGCAATTAGTGGACACATTACCTCTAACAACGCAACAGGCTCTAAAGGTGACTTGCTTTTCGCTATTAAGCCAACTGACTCTGACACTACGCTTACTGAAGCATTAAGAATTAAAGCCGATGGTACTGTTGTCGTAAATGAGCAAAGCAACGACCAAGACTTTCGCGTTGAGTCTAACAACAACGCTAATATGCTTTTTGTCGATGCTGGGAATGATACCGTTTTAATTAATACTTCTACACCAGCCGATTCTTCATCACTTTCTGTTTTTAGCACAGGAACAGCGGCATCATTCAGAACAAGCCCAACTACAGCAGTAAATCTCATCACTTTTAGAAACGGCAATGGTTTAGTAGGTTCTATCTCAACAAGCGGCTCTGCCACTGCCTTCAACACTTCTTCAGACCAACGCCTCAAGAAAAACATTGCAGACGCAGACGATGCTGGCGAGTTAATAGATGCCATCCAAGTACGTTCGTTTGATTGGATTGCAGATGGCGAACACCAGCGTTACGGCATGGTAGCTCAGGAGCTAAACACAGTCGCACCTGAGGCGG